AAAGTGCGGCGCACTCCGCACCAAAGCCGAGGGCGGCACCACGTTTACGGTGTGCGACGAATGTTGGGATGACGACCCCCCCGACGACCTCGCCGCGCAGGTGCGGGAGATCCTATGGCAGCACACGCATGCCGTTGCCAGTGAGAGCGAACGCGACCACGTTGCGATCCGCACCATCCTCGCCCTGATCGCAGACCGGGAAGCTCTACGTTGGGGCGGCGACTGGGACGGCGACTGGTCCTTCATCGACCAGCGATTCCACGACCTACCACACTTTGAAATCCTCTCAATCACGGAAGGGAAGGAAGGTTAGATGGGACTGAAACCAAAGCGATTCACGGTGCTGAATGACAACCGGTGGGGGCGTTCGCTGTTGGCCGGTTCGACTGGCAGTGGTGGCCGGTTTGCTCTGGACGAGCTGAAGGCCATGGCCGAGGCGTCCGACGCTATCCTAATCCCGGGGCGTGTGTTCTGGTCGAAGGGTGGCGCGTCCAATACCGACATCGTGCGCAGCGTTAACCCAACCTGCAAGCTGTTCGTATACGTCAACGTGCTGCAAACGCCCCGCATCGAAGAAGTAGCGTCAAGCGGGTGGCCTTTCGAGGTCGAGTGGGCGAAGCTGAACAACCCATACATCACGGGGTCGGTAGCGTGGCATCGCACGAAGCCCTCGCTGTACTGGGTGAATCTGGACGGCGAGCCCGTGGCGCTTGCGGAGCATCTGAAGGCCAAGCACCCGCGTCGTCGGCCCGATGGATTCTTCCTGGACTACCTCACCCAGAGGCCACGCGATTCGGTGAGCGGCGACCTAGTGCCGTACGATGTGCCGCGCCTCATCGACTGGCAGCGTAGATTCGTAGAGCAACTAGCCCTCGGGGCCGAGTTCTACGTAGCCGCCAATGGCCGCTGGCCGGTCGAGACCACCGACTGGGACAGCCAACTCTGGGGCGTCTACTGGGAGGCCATGGGAGATCACTGGACCGACGTTCGCAACCCCCTGCGCCGAATCTCAAACCTGGCCAAGCGAAACGACGTCATCCATCTGCTTGATCCGTGGCGGGCCTCGAGGTCAAGCAAGATCCTCGCTCGCATGTTCACCATGCTAAGGCCCAACTCCATGCTGGTACGTAGGTAGTGGACCGACCGACCTGCATTGGTTGCATGCACCGAACCCACCCTCGGAGGCGATGCACAGAACCGACCCACCGGATCAGGCAGTGGACCGACATGGACGGCGTAACCCACTACGAGCCAAGGCCCTGCGGATGCTTCGAGGCTCAGAACTCCGAACGAGAGCCAGACACAATCCATACCGAGTGCGTCCGGTGTGAAACAACCATCGCAATCAAGGCCCCGAAGACGGAAGCAGGCAAACCCACAATCTGTACCGCTTGTGCTGCAATCACTCTTGCCATGCTCGATCGAGGCCAACCGCTATGAAGCCCCCGATCCAGATTGAAGGCTACGGAACGACCTACGTCCGAGCAGACCTCGCCGTGCCAATCTACCCGCAGCCCATCGCGGTCGACCGCTGCTACTTCGACGCCCCGGCCATGATCGAGGAGCTCGAACGTCGAGTTCCAGGAGGAGGGTACGGAAGCCAGTCCGTCGCCGTCGGACTCTCCAAATCTCATCTCCAGGCCCTCACCAACGGCAAACGGTGGTCCCACGCCTACCTTGAAACGTACCTCCGCGTCCTTGCAACGCTCGGGCTACCCGTAGGAGCGTTCCTTGATACGGACAAGTGTCGCAACGCACCATTTCCCATGGTGTTAGAAGACTGATGGGAACCAGGCACCCTAGACCACTCTGGATCATCTCCGCGGCTGTCTGGTCTACAATCCTCTTCTACCGAGTCGCCTGCGCCCAAACTGCAACCCTCTGGAGCGACGGACACACTGAATACTCCGCATCTTGGACAGTCGAAACCAATCACTTGACCCTCGGCTACTCCCATCGTATGCACCACATGCTCAACCAAGACTCGTGGCCCATCGAACACGAGATCAGCCCAAGTGCTTCAGTTCGCATGGTAACGAGCAAAGGCACCGCGGCCCTCGGATGGCTTCACGAGTCTAACGGTAGAGGAGGCTGGGACTCTCGCGGATGGGACCGAGCATACCTCGATCTCGACGACGGCTTCCTGGCTATCAGAACCTGGATTGCATTCCCCGTCCCCGTCACCAACCCCCAGATCCTACGAAGAGCCATCGCAGGATCTTGGGGACTCACGGCTACCGCACACCTCAAGCGTGGAAATGCGAGCCTCCTCGTTGAAACCGGGCGCCGTGAGTTCCAAGCCACAGCAACCGTCAAACTGACGCAATCAGTATCCATCTCCATCGAGAGAGTCGACACCGAGGAGCTCCGAGGCCCTCAACACCTCTGGGGCCTGTCAGTCACCCTCAGTCAGTGAATACTTGCGACCCCCCTGAGTGCGAGGGTACGGTTGTGGCGGGAAGTTTGTAAGACTTGAGGCGGTTGGAGTCTTGGGAAGCTGACCCTCCCGGGGCGCGAACTCCAGCCGCCGCCACAACACCGGGGAATCGATTGTCGAAGAAGCTCGCACCGCACCAGCTCGCGCTGGCTCGGAGCCTTGCCGGCTCGGGGCTTGAGGCCGATGAGATAGGCGAACGACTCGGGCGTCCGGCAACCGATCCGGCTGTGTTGAAGGCGGTGGAGGCCGAGCGTGCTCGAGCTGAGACAGACGCAGACCACACAGGGGACGAGCGGCGGAACCTACGCTCTCTGGTTCTGAGGCGCGCCGATTGGTTGGAGCTCCTGTCTCGGCTCGATCGTCGATTTGAGCTATCCGAGGGTGTTGTACTTCAGCCCGGGGAGGCGGGGTACGACGCGTACGTGGCCGCCGAGGTCAGGCGGATGATTAACCAACGGGGTGAGATCGAGAAAACGCTTGGCCAATTGGACGCTGAGATTCGGAGGATTCGGAGGCAGGTCGGGGAGTTCGACGGGAGCTTGAAGCAGGTCGGTGATGTGGGAAGGCCGGCAATCATCCAGCTTCTCGACCCTCAGGGAGACCCGGGCGACAGACCCACAGTGGAGGACGGAGAACGATGAACGGACGAAAAGCAAAGCTGTTGAGACGTGCCGCAATTCTCACGGTCGATGCCCTCGGCGGTCAGCCCCGGAGGCTCAAGGCTGCCGATGGTGTGACGTGGGCTGCTGGGACGTATCGCAGGACCTACAGGGACATCAAGAGGCTGGCGAAGCGCCAGGCGGCGCGATGAAGGGCGGCCCCGGCCTACCGGTGGAGCCGTGAACGTCAGGGGACCCGGGTCTCTTGAATGGGGGGCCTCGGCTTGCGCTCACGAGAGAGGAACCAGGACGGAACGTATTCGAAGGTTCCCGACTCGTAGAACGAAAACGGCCCCGGCAATGCGTTGTCCTGACAGACTTTAGCGCATTACCGGGGCGAAGCACCCCTAGTGAAAGGGGCCATTGATGTTCCTCAAAATACTGGGCTTGTGCGTTGGCGGCAACACCTGTCTGCTCGCCAAGCCCGCGATGGCCGCAGGGCTGGCGAGCAGGCCCATGACGGTTCTGGACCTGGCGACGCTACTTGAATCGGAAGAGCGCAAACTGGAGAATGGCGGCCGAATCAACCGTGAGCACCGAACCTAATCAGAGTGAACCACTACCGAACGACTGGCTCTATCGCTGGTGGCCTTGGATTCATGTGACCGTGATCGTGGGTCTACTGGTGGCCTGCATTGTCATTCGGCCGTGCTGACGATCAACGGCACCACCCTCCCCGCGCTTCCTCACCAGGAGCGGTTCGGCAATCTCAACGTTCGATTCCCCGCGATGTTCGGGGGCTACGGCTGCGGGAAGAGCCACATAGCTCTCCGAAAGGGCACGTGGGCTAGCTACCGATGGCCAGGTGTCACCGGGATCTACTGTTGTCTCACCTACCCACTACTTCGGGACGCTATTCTCCCTGAGTTCTTCCGCATCCTGGGTTCGCTCGGCCTCTCAGAGGGCATCGATTACACCTTCCACTGGTCCTCGATGACATGGACCAACCTGGGGGCTCGGGACCCGTCGACCGGGGAGAACAGCAAGATCCTCTTCCGGCCTGTTGAAGGACCCCGAAACTTGGCCCGGATCATCGCTATCACCGCCGGCTGGGGAATCCTCGACGAGGCCGACAAGATGGGGTCGAAGGTCCATCAGGCCGTCAGTGCTCGTATCCGTGACATCCGCTGCAAGCGCCCCTTCCTGGCCTCGGTCGGAACTCCCGAGGGGCTCCAGAACTGCTACGGCCAATACGTTTCCGAACCAAGGGACCGCGGCTGGCAGGAGGACGAGCAGTACCGCTACGTCCGAGGCCGGACGATGGACAATCCCCACCTCGATCCAGGCTACGTCGATTCCCTCTTCCAGATGTACGACGATCACTTGGTCCAGGCGTACTTGGAGGGTCACTTCGTCCCGATGTTCGAGGGGCTCTGCTTCCGATTCAAGGAGCACGAGCACGTCAGCGAGAAGGCCGAATACTCCAACACCCTGCCCATCCTCTGGAGCTGGGACTTCAACGTCAATCCGATGTCAACCACGTTCTGGCACAGGAACGGCGACTGGATCTGGGCCTTCGATGAGATCGTTCTACCTACTAGCCACACGGATGAGGTGTGCGAAGAGTTCCTGTCCGGGCAGTATTCCGAGCACCTCGCGGGGCTGCACATCCACGGGGACTCGGGTGGAAATCAGCGCAGATCCCAGGCGGGCGATGCTTTGCGGGGTCACTGGACCGACTACGACATCATCCGCGAGAAGATGGCTGGAATTCGGGGGTTCTACGAGGCGGTTCCGGCGGCCAATCCCCGGCAGCGAGACTCAACGAATGCGGTGAATTCAAAGCTCAGGAACGGCGAGGGACAGGTTAGGGTGGCCGTGAATCCACGGTGTAAGAACCTGATTCGTTCACTACTGTCGACTCACTGGGATGAGAGCTCGAACCCGTCGAAAATCTACAAAGGCCCCGATGCAGATGAGCATTGTAGCGACACGGCGAGATATGTTATTGCCGAACTGTTCCCGGTGAGCGAAAGTGTTCGCAGGAAGCGCCAGACGGCCGCCAGGAAAACCGCACGCCGCAAGGTCGGGTGAGATGGCAACCACACTCATCAAAGTTGGCTCGGTCTGGCCCCCGCCGGACTCTCTAGACCGGCTCATGGCCTACCAGCAGAACCGGCTTCTATGGGAAGGCAATCACCACCTCCTCGACGTAGCCCAACGATTCCGCGAGAAGAACGCAGAGCTTGGCAAGGTCACTCGTGAGGAATCAGACTCCATCGCCGATGCCCTCTACATCGCCGTCAACCTCCCCGAACTCGTAGCCAAGAAGTACGCCGATCTGGCCCTCCTGCAGCGGCCACTGACGAAGCTCGTGGACGGAACCCCTGCCCAGCAGGACGAGTGGACGGACACCATCCGCAACGACCTGCCCCAGCTATGGGCGGATGCTCACTACGGCCTGGAGATGAAGCGGGCGCTGGGCGATGTCATTTTCTCGGTTCAGCGCGACACGGTAGAGCAGTCTGGGAAGGGCGAGAACGCCCCGAGCGGGGTGGGGGTCAATGTGGTCGACCCGGCGACGTGGTTCCCTGTTTGCTCCCCCTCGAACCCTCGGACCATAACAGCCCACCAGATAGCATGGCTGGAGATGCGCCAAGTTGAGGACGAGGAGAAGCGAATTCCCATCCTGCGGGTCCAGGTGTCCGAGCTTGGCAGGTGGAGGGAACGGGCGTTCATGCTGGAGGAGAAGTCTGGAGAGGCAGAGGCGATCAGCAGAAAGACCGGGGAACGGCTGGCCAAGAAGCCGAAGCTGTACGACGTGAAGAGCGAGATCAGCGAGGCCGCCTTCAAGGCCCTCTATCCTGACATTGAGGAAATGACCGATGCCCCCGAGGATGACTTCCTAATCATCCACATCCCCAACGGTAGGCACTCTGCCCGGGACGTGTGGGGGCGGTCTGACTTCCACGATTCCCATGCCCTGTACGACGAGATCGACTGGCGTATCTCCGGGTGGGCCGACGCGAACGATCTGGTCTGCCATCCCGCGAGGAAGGTTCCGAAGCGATACGCTCAGGTGAGCACAGATCCAGACGGGACCGGGGCGCTGGATGTACCTGGTCGATACCGTCAGACCTACATCGGTGAAGGTCGTGACGAGGCGGCCACCGAAGCGCCCGCGAATATTGGCTTCGATCTAAGTGCTGACACGCTGATGTCCCAAGTCGAGGTGACGATACGACTTGCACTGATGCGCGCGGAGATGCCGCCGGCTCTCGTGGGATGGGATCTTGGCAAGCAGAAGGAGAGTGGCGAGGCGAAGAGTCTGGGAATGAGCACGGCTGAAGCTGCCACACGTCGAGACCTGCTATCGACAAAGCCGGCCTTCGACCGCATCTTATCGGTGGCCGCAGAGCTTGCAGGATTCGATTCCCGGGTGACAACCGCCTGGAGACCGGGTATACCGAAGACTCAAGACGAGAACGACGCCGCCATCATGCTCAAGCACAAGGGCGGCTACTTGACTCTGGAGGAAGCCATCGCGGCGATGAATCCAGGGATGAGCAAGGAAGAA